TCACTTCCTAAAGCAACTTGCTGCATTAATCGTTCTCCATTCTACGTTTTAAAATTGTTTTTAATGTTCGTGTGGCCCATTCAATACTTGCAATAGAACCAACTAATTGCCTATAGTGAGGGTAGTCTTCTGCAGAACCATTACCTAATGTTTCTTTTAGATTTCTAGATTCCTCACTATAGGCTTTTAATACTTCGTCAAAGATTTCCATACATTATGCTGCGAATGCAAAAGCACCTGTGGTAGCATCTGCTGCTCCACCCATCTTAGATGCTATATGCCATGTACCTTTTTCATAACAAATAAAAGCTATCATGCTTCCAGTTGTAAAAAGATTAGTAGCTGCATTAGCAGGAGTAAAAACTAATTGAGTTTCACCTGCTGCAGAAATATCAAATGTTACTTCAGAGCTTCCTCTTGACTCAATAACTGAACCAGTTGCCCAAACATCATCACCTGCTGCATTAAATGTTAAAGTATTTGTTCCACCAGTTGTATCTTTTGCTTGCACATAAACACATACAGAACCTTGTGTTGCTGCAGGTAAAGCTGCTGCACAAGCTGCTCCACCAGTGTAATCAACTACATTTAATGAGTTATCAACTAAAGTAATATTTGTAGCAGTGCCTGTATCAGTAACTGTTAAACCAGTTAAGTCAGGCATACCTGAACTCATTCTAGTTGTTTCAACATCTGAACTTGCATCTCTTGTTGCTATTTGAAAACCTTTGGTAGACCTAACTGGTCCATTAAAAGTTGTGTTTGCCATTTTTCTTCTCCTTTGTTATTTTACTGTCTTGGCTTGTCTGCTAGGTCAGTCAGTAAAAATTAATAATCCCTAGAAAACTATTTATTAATATCTTTTAAAAACTTTAATGCTTCTTTATCTTCTTTTTGTTCTACATCTACTTGTTTCTTTGCAGAATCAAATAATAGCTTTTGTTGTTCTAATTGTAATTTTTCTTCCTCTATAGATAATTTAGTCATTATGTCTAATTGTTTCAAGGCCTCTCTGCTAGTTCTATCATCAACAGCTTTTTGTGATTTAAGTGAAGTGCTAATACCTTTATGTTGTGCATCTAACATTTGTGCTTGACGTTTAATATCTAACTCTTGTGCTTCTATAGATATCTTTGCATTTTCTTTTGCAGCATCTAGTTTTAATTTTTCTTTTTCTAATTCTACTTTTGCCTGCTCTAATGCAACCAGTTGTTGTTCTGGTGACATGGCTGGTCCTTGTTTGTTTGCATTTAATACATCTTGAGCTGCAGCAGCCATTACAGCTTCTATAGCTGTTGGGTTTCTTTGTGCCTCTGGTATTTGCTCTAACATAGCTTGTGTTGTACCATTAATCTGTTCTTGATATTTCATAATAGAATGTTCTTGTATATTTGCTTCTAAGATTGGTTTTACTCTAACCATAATAGGACTTGCTCCATTTGCAGGGTCTTGTAAGTATGCCATCTTTACTTGGATGTGTGCATCATGATTTTGTCCCATAAATGCAGCTATAGGAAAACCTTTGGTAGCAGCAGCAATATCTGATACTGGGTCTAAAGGTTGTGGCTTTGGTGCTTGTGGTAGTATCTCTTCTATGTTTGGCATGTTAGCAGCATTTAATATTGTTCTATTTAATGCTTCTAAATTAAACATACCTGGTGGTGACTGTTGTGCCATTTGTAATGCCATATTTGCTAACATCATTCTATGTGCATTACTAGGAATATTTGGGTCACTAACAGGTACAACATCTACTGCACCATCAAAATCTTTTTTAAATATTTCTCTACTTGCATTAGGAACATCATAAGGATATTCTACAGGTAGATAATCATAATCTATTTCTGCAATAATTTTAAATTCATCTCTTTGTGATTTATGTAATCGTTTATGGATACCAGAAAAGAATTTACTAGATGCTTCTAATAAAGCCATAGTAGTACCCACAGGTCCAGAGGAGGCAGCATCAGAAACTATTTGTTCTGTACTGTCTGCAAACTTCTGACCAGCAGCAGTTACAAATCCAAGCATTTGATATAGCACTGAGGAAGGCTCTTTATATGGGAGAGGAACAATCGCCTTTTGTAAATCTATACCTGTTGCTTCGACCTCCTTGAACTCACCAGGAGCAATAGGTTCGTTATCGCCCACCATTCTTACTCCTTTTGCCTTAAATCCTCCTGGTAAATTAGCGAACTGTCCAGCATCTACAAGACTCCTCATAGCTGCAGTCGCTGTCATGGTTAAATTACCTAAGAAATGTATAAGGCCTAACCCATAAAAACTAAATCCAGGAACAAATTTGTAATGAACAAAGTGCATTCTTTTTTCTTTATTTGTATCACCGGCTCTATAGTTTCTACGAATACTTAATATTTGACGAGACTCTTGCTCCACTGTAACAATATATGGAGCAAACTCACCTTCTTGACACTCTGGGTCAGGAATATCAAGATGTAAATGTTGTTCTAATAATACATATTGTGGGTCATGTTCTGCAGTTGGTGAGATACCCATAATAGTATTTAATTTTTCTGATAGATTACTTTGATTAGGATATGTTGCCTCTGGTAATTCTACATCAGAATAAATACCAGCTTCAATATCCTTTTGCATATCTACAGGATTACGATATATAACGTGTGTGTACCTATCTGCTTTTCTTAAATTACTTGCATAGTATGATACATAAAATTGGTCAATAGGCACAAACTCAGATACTGGTCTTTCTATGCCAGCATCATAATATACTTTTTTAATAGCAGAACCTATTAATGGTAAATGAAAAAGCATTCTTTCAAACTCATCAAAGTATTCTGGCATTTGTTCAGTCAACTGATAGTTCATAAAGTTTTGAACTCTATTTGCCTGTTCTTGTTTTTCTACAGATTGTGTTCCTAATATCTGTGCCTTTACTGGCCCACCTACAGGAAATAATTCTTGTGATGCTTTAGATTGAAACTTCACTGCAGACTCTATTAATAGTGGATGCACTGCAGTACAAGCACCTTCAAAAGGTTCTGTAGCATCTTCTAGTTTTAATCCTAATAAATCAAAACCTCTTTCAAACATAGAGTCCCACTCAGACCTAGAATCTTTATCAGCTTGAAAGTTTTCTAAAACTGTGTGTGCAACATCTTTTAATACTTCTTCATCCATATCTGTTGCTAGATTAGTATAGTATTCTTTTGCTGTTACTTCTTCTTCTATATTCTCTTCACCAAAGTTTACTGTAACTCCACCATCAGTATCTACTTCAAAAGATACACCTTCATCTTGCTTTGGTGCATTGATTGATATTACATTTGTTGTTTCTTCTTTTTTATCAAATGGATTTTTTTCTACTGCCATTATTTAGTTCCTCTCTTTACATTTTTAATTGTTCCATCTGGATTTAAAAATTCTTGCTCTGCTTTTCCAAAAGAACTTCTTGTAAAAGGTATTTTATCTAATCCTAATTCTAATGCAGCATCTAATCTATGATTACCTTCAAATACTCGAACACCTTTACCAGGGTCAACATTTAAATGAATAGGTTTTATAAATAAACCTTTTTGTTTAATATCTTCTTTATATATTTCCCATTTTTTACCTTGTATACCTCTATGAGCTCCTCTTATTTCACCTGATTCACCTGGAACATTTTTAAGTTGTTTTGGATTTATAAAACCTTCTTCTGTTTGTGTTGGATTAATACGAGGTTTATCTGTTGGATTAAATTTATTAATTTTAGTTATTTCAACATCTTTATTTAATAATTCTTTTGTTCTTGGTAAATCTTTTAATCCTGCACTTTGATTAATAGCTTTAACTTCATCATCTCCTAACACACGATTTATTTTCATTTCTCCACCAATTAACCAACTTGTTTCTTTTACTTTAGGATTTGTATTATATTTATAAAATCCTCCTGATGGTATTCTATCTGTGATATGTGCAGTCCTTGCATCTATTGTACCATCTTTTTTTATTCTCGCATTTTTATTAGCAATAGATTGATAATCTTTATCTGCAGGTAATTCTACTTCTGCCCATACTTGATTGTCTTCTCTTACATTAGGTTGAAATTTTCTATCTGTAACTCTTTTACCTGTTGCAGGGTCTACCTTTCCACCTATGTGTGTAGCGATTGGAAACTCTCCAGCATGAAATCCAGGTCTGTATGCTAACTCTCCTATAGAGGATTTTACTTTACCTGACTTTGCTAATTCACCTGCTTCAGATTTAATCCACTTGCCAACAGGTAAATCTTTATTACCTTTCATTTTTACAAATAAAGGAAATAATTTTTTATTTTTTACTTTAAATAATTTATATGCCTTTACACTATTTTTAGGTGTTACTTTATCTAAAGTAGTTTTTTGAACTGCTTCAGCAACATCATCAATAACGTGTGCAGTTTCATCTACACTGGTTGAAGCAGTTTTATTAATTATATTATCAATATTTTTTGATAATAATTTAGCACCTGCTTTTGTACCTCTAGCTGCAAAACCAAATAAAGGAATAGAACCTAAAGCTGCTAGTGTTGTAAGTCCAGCTTTTAATGCTGTCTCACCATAATTACCTTCTTCAAATGCTTCTTTTGTTTCTTCAGCAAATTTTTTAGTTTCGTATGCTGATATAACTTCACCAGTTCCAGGAGCTACTGCTAAACCTAATTGTTGTGCTATAGGTAAATCTTCATATCGTTTATATACACTTTCTGCAAAATCTGCTAAGTTTTGTTTTTCAGCATCATTTAACTCAGGCATTTCAAACTCAGGTTCAACAACAGGTGTTTCACGTTTAGGTGCCTGTGTTGCTAGTTGTGTATATAATTCTGCTGGATTCATAGTTACCTACATGCACACATCATCATAACGTGCATTGCTACTTCTTCTATAATTATTTAAATCAGAAGCATTTACTTTTTTATTAAAAAATTTTTTTATTATTTGTATCATTTAAAATTTAAATTTATATGTTATTCCTGCACTACCTTCTTTTCTATCTGGTTTATAACTTCCTTTACCTTCAATAGAATGTCTTCCTGCTTTATATTCTATTTTACCTTTTACTCCAGCACCTTTTAATTTATTACCACCTTTAATAAGACTTTTAGTTTTACCATAACCTTGTATCTGTGCATTTAGTTTATCACCAAGTTTTAAATCAACTTTAGCTTTTGCTTTACTTAGATTAATATTAGCTTTTGGTTTAATAAGTATCTTTGATTTTGGTTGTTCTTTTTTCTTTTTGTCTTTTTCCATAATTACCTCTTACATATATTATACCATTAAACTCGCCAATATGCAACCCTTTTTTTATTATTTATTTCTTCATCCATATATGGGTCATCAGGATGTGTAAGTCTCCAAGATTCTTTCATGTAATGTATTGCCATTGTCATAGCATCAACTTGGTCATCATGAGCTGCATTTGGAAACTGTAAAATCTCTGTGTATAAATCATCAGACCATTTTTTATTTTTAGGTAACCAGACTCTGCCTGCTTCTATCATTGGTGAGGCAGCATGTACTCTAGCTACTTTATCTTTATCTGGAATATAATCTTGCACAGGCAATCCAGCTCTACGCATATCTTGTAGTAGAGACTGTCCAGATGCTTTCTTTTCAATAATACAAACATCAGGTCTAAATTCATCATAGAGCATCTGTGCTATTCTTCGTAGCTCTGGATATTCAAATCTGCCTTTCATGTTTCCTAATAAAATTAAATTAGGTATGAAGTCTTCATAACCATGCTCATTTTGTTCAAACCTTGAGAAGATACCCCAAGTTTGAATTACACTATAGTCTGCTGTAGTTTTTGTAGAAAAGGCAGTATCGTATGTTTGAATAATAAAATCACAAGCTGGCGGTTCATCATACTCCCACCATTGTAACCATTTCTTTTTTATTAAACCACCTTCATCAGGTGTTGGGTCCTGCATGTATAATGCATTCCAGTATCTTGCTCCATTAGAAGCACGTATTTCTTGCTCATCAATCTTTAGGGAGTCATCTGTTTTCCATTCTGGGAAATAAGAGGAACCAACAGGTAACTCTAATAACTCGGCACTTGCTTCATCTAACCATGCAGGTATTCTTATTACTTCCCAAGGTAGAATAGTAGAGAACTCTGACTCTTGTTTTAATAACCACCCACATAAATCATCATAATGATACCTGGTGTTAATTATTAATATGCTTCCATTAGGCATAATACGAGTTCGAAGACCTGCAGGGTACCATTCTTTTACATATCGCCTTCCTGCCTCTGAGTATGAGTCTTCTTCAGACATCACATCATCAAGAATTGCTATATGTGCTCCTCTTCCTGCGATTTGACTCTTGACTCCGGCTGCGTAGTAGCTTCCTCCCTTGTTTGTTTTCCATTTTCCTGCTGCTCTAACGTCTGTCCTAAGAGAAACACCTGTAAATATGTCTTGAAAACTTTTAGTTGATACAATATCTCTGACAGACCTACCAAAATCGCTAGAAAGCTGGTCGCTATGGCTGACTGTAAGTATCTCATGTTCTGGATTCCTTCCTATATACCATGCTGGGAAGAGTTTTGAGCAGATTACAGACTTTGAACTACGTGGAGGCAGAAAAACCATGAGTCTTTTTATTTCTCCAGACTCTAATTGTTTTAATTTTTTAGATATTACCTGAATATGTTTGCCCATTTTCCAATCTGATATGATTGTTGGAGCAAATCTACGCACAAATGTAAGAAAATCATGCTTTGAGTGGTGCTTTATGTTGCTATCCCAGCACTTTTTAAAATTAATTACCTCTTCCATAACTTAATTATAGCACATTTTTGTCAAAAAGGCAACTAAAAGTTGGCCTATATATAATTATATAAGTAATTATATATATAATTATATATATAACATATAAATTACTATATGTCAAATAAAAAATAATATAAATAATAGTTATTTATAATTTATATATAATTATATAAGCCCGGCCACCTGTCTATAAGGCCGAGTATTTTTGTAAATATGT